ACAGTACCTTGCTCTTTGCCTTGACCCTTAAACTCTGATGCATATTTGCTTCTTTGATTCTTGACAAATTGGCTATTAGGAGTTTTACGACCCATAGTTTCATATATTGCACCAGCTGCAGTCTTATTCAATAAACGCGCTAATGATCTAAAGCCTCTGGAGTTAGCTTTAGACGGAGTGGTCTTATATGAAATGCCAGATTTAACAGAGCGTGAATCAAAGAGTGGAAACTTGCCAGTGTAATTATCTCGACTGCGCCATCCGCTAAGGATTGAGCCGTCGTCTGGAACATACCCTCTAGCGATTTTTACAACGGGTTTTAAGGCTGTTGCAATCTCTTTTGGCATCTGTTTAGCCAAATCAGGAGTATAGGCGCGTAGAGCCTTACGGAGTTCAATACCGCCCTTTACGCTTACTGGCATCCTGAATCTCCTTTGCTTCATCTTTGAGACCCTTCAACAAGGCTTGAAGCATTATTGGGTCTAACTCTAACAACTGCTGTGGCGCGATTCCCAACCTAATGCTCAAGCGAGCTATTAAGTAGGTGAATGGATAATCGCGCTTTAAGCTAAAGGGTCTGAGTCTAATACCTCAACACTCTTAAGTGTCTCAATAAACTCAATCCCGAACGGCTTAACAGTTTCACCTGATCTGCGTGTGACTTCCCATGCTAACCAATAAACATCCGTCTGCTTTTCTTCTTCTCGAAAAGCGCGATGGAAACCCTTTTTAGCGAATAACTCGAATGAATACTCCACTGCTGGAGTAATCTCACCCTCGATAACGCTTCCGTCTGTACGAACTATCTTTAGTCTTGCCATGAGCTGCCCCTTTGTTTAGTTGGTTATGACCAAGTACCTGTAGAAGCAAGAGTTGTCTTGCTGTTACATGTGAAAGTAATGTCAATCATTCCTTCATCGCCAACTGCACCATTAATGTCAGTTAGGTTATCTACGAAGATTGTACCTGAGTAAAGCTGGTTAGTTGCTGAAATAGCAGCAGATGAATCCTGCACTGCCTGCCATGCAACAGTTGTGCCGAAAGCAGCTTGAAGTGTTGCTAGAACATTTGCAGAAGCTGTGTCGTTTAGGAATGAAACTGTGATTGTGTCTGCTGCTAGGCCTGCAACGAACTTATGAGCTGTATCGCCCATTGCTGTTACTTCTAGAGCATCTACTTGGCGAGCAAGTGAGAATGCAGTTACATGGTCTGAAAGATTGATTGTGGCAACCTTAAAGCCTACTTTATTGTTTAAGAAAATTGCCATTGATTATTCCTCATCTTTCTTGGTTGATACTGGCTTTGGTGCTGGTTCGCTGGTTTGACCAATCTTCTTCAAGAAGGCCAAATCCTCTGGTGTTAGTGACATGTTAGCTCCAACTTGTTAGGATTGATACGGACATCTCGCAACTGAGTAGGTCTCCCGAAGCAGCATTGAGAACACTAGGCGCACTAATTGCGCTTACATTATAGGTCAAAGAAGATGCAGCGAGAAGGTTAAACACTCGAACTACGAAATCTTCTATGCCATTAAGGTTGCCTTCATTATCAAATAAAGGTGTAGTAATAATAATCTTAAAGTTAGCCAATGGGCTTACTGTATTGCGAGCATTATTGCTCGGAGTAATGTATTCAGAATCTGGGCTGATAATGACTGAGTTAGCCAATACAGTGGCAGGCGGGAATGCAAAGGTTTGGTATTTTGAATTATCGACTAGAGCTGTAGCAAGTGTCGTTCTAAGAGTAGTGAGAGCAACTGTCATTATCCCACCATTGAGCGAGGGTCTAGTGCATGTGCTATCAATCCTCGCACCTTAGCGAGAAGCTGTGCGCTCATTCGATAAGGGGAAGGCTGGAAATCGACAAGGTTAGAACCTGAAAGGGTAGCGGTTCTGGCCTGCCATATATCAACAGCGATCATCAAAGCTGCGTTCTGGACTGCTGTATCAACTGTCCAGTCTGTGTAAGACTCTGGAGCAACAGTGCCGTAAGGCTCGATTGGGTGATACTTCACAGTTGTAGTGTGAGTGGTTGCCATGCTAATTGAATAATCGCCAACTGCCGTAATGGTCTTAGTGCCAGCGTATTTTGTGCCACAGTTAGAAACAGTTACAGATTCTCCAACATAGAAGATGTCTCTAACTGGAATGTCAAAGTAAAGAGTGCCAATGCTAGGAACATTGCTGTGACCTACTGCGTATTGATTAGGAGTCCAGAGCATTGGAATTAGGACTACATCTGAAGCATCACAGACTTCTTGAAGGACTGCATCGGAATATAGAGTGCCAACACCGAGAGTTGTGCGAAGTTCGCTAACTGTTGTAAGTGACATCCCATTCCTTTCTTAAGACTAAGAGGGGCTGAGGGCTACAGCCCCTCTTAGTGATTTAGAGTGTTGCTAACTACGCGATATTAAATTTTCTAATCGCAAGTGGGTTCTTGATTGCTACTGCGAGGTAGCCATAGACAGCGATTTCAACCTGTCCTGAACCTAGAACCTGAACCTGCAAGCGAGTTGTAGGTGATTCGTAAGTTGTGTATGCATCTGGTGAAACGATGTATGAAGAGTTATCGATAAGACCAGATACTCCGATGTTTGGATCGACATAGAGGTTCAAGCCAAGAATCGAGCCAGTTAGAGCTGTAGGAGCCATAGCACCTGAAGCATTGGCGGGCATAGCTGCTGTATAGAGGCTTCGTCCAGTGGTATCGGCGAATCCCATAAATGCAGCCCAAGTGTCAGTCGATCCGATGATGTTGCGAGCGAACTGGCCTGTACCCTTATAGGCAGCAGCTGTTTCAGTTGCTACGAATGACTGGTATCCAGCAGCGTTAGCTGTTGTGATTGCTGCGCCTGCTGTACCGCCTGCAAGAAGTGCTGCAATTACTGCTGCATCTGTTGAGTTAGCGTAAGCGTTTGTAAGGTTCTTGATCATTTCATCATAGAACAATGGAGCTGAGCGATCTAGAAGCTCCCATGAAACTGTCTGCATTCCAGCGAACTTATTAACATTGACTGTTAAGTAATCTGAAGTGATTCCTGTTTCAGTTGTTGTTGCGCCTTCATTAACATCTCCAGCAGCAGCATTACCTGTAACGCGTGGGATTGTGAATGTAAGACCTGAAGCTGGAAGCGCTCCGCGTGAGCCTGCTTCAATAGCAGCGCGTGAAGTTACTTGGTTAGTAATGAACTCGTTCATGTGTGGAGCGAGTGTTAAACCTGTGTTAGTAGATGTGTCATCGTCAGCTGCACGAATGATTCTGCGTGATTCATCTGAACCTGTTGCTGCCTTGATTGTATGCTCCAAGTATTGACCTGAAGTCATTGGTGCTACGCGCTCGCGCACGTTAGTCACAGTCACAGTTGGTCGAGCAGCTTCAACCGCTGCTGCCTCTACTGGTGCTGCAACTGTCTCTGGAGTATTCTCCACAGCTGTCTCGCTTTCTGTTGGTTGGGTTTCTTCTACTACAACTTCTGGAGTTTCTTCCTCAGAAGCAGCAATATCAGTAACTTGAGCCGACTTGAATGCTGGCTCTGTTACTAAACTTACTTCCATAAGGCGAGCAGCAGTTACATGCATGACTCCAGCCTTACGACTTGACTTAAGAACTTCAACACCGACTGATAAGCCAGATGTCAAGCCTTCGCTTGCAGTAATGAGTGCATCGTTACCACGAGTAGATGCAGAAATCTTGAAGGATGCATAGATGCCTTCGCCTTCTACATCGTTAAAGAATTGTGCCTTACCTAAAGGCTCTTTTGTGTTGTGCTGATTAAGCAACTTAATAGTCTTTGGATCTTCTGGAAGTTGGATGCTTCCCTTTTCGAATACAACTGCACCAGCTGAGGTTGAGCCAACTTCGCCCGTTCCCATTGGCACAATTTTGCCAGAGATAATTCTCTTAGCAGTATCAGCAGTTAAATCCGCTGAGAATGTGAGGATGTTTTCCATTAGCTCATGCCTTCGCTTCCATTAGGTGTTAGGTCTGTCATTTCCATCGCTTGTTCTACAGTGATAAGTCCTAGACCTAGTAACTTCTCAATTACTAGCAATTCATCCATTGGATTAGCGCGTAAGAATGATGCATCTAAGTCAAAGCGAACTTCATTGCCTTGAGCAGTAATGTCATTCATTGAGAGTCTATCTTCAATGGCGCAGATGAAAGGTTGTAAAGTTAGAGAGACGAACTGCTTACGAGAATCAAGAAGATTGCTATAAGTCATTGAGTTATTGGCATCTGCACTAAGATAAAAAGCATCAACATTGCAAAGACGAGCAATCTGAGTAGCGTAATCCTGTTTTGCTTCATTATACATCATGTCCTTAGGTGAGAACGATGTAGCGTTGTATTCAAGAGTAGAAGTAAGATAAGCAGTGCTTCGATTAGCGCGAGCAGCCTTCCATGCAGCTAGTAATCCTTGAACTTCTTTAGGATCAAGGTCTGCACCAGAGTTACGGATATATCCAGAAGGCATTGGAGTTGCAGCAGCGATTGCACTAGCAGTTTCTAAATCTAGAGCTGCTCTTAATACTTGACCGCCTGTAGTTAAGATTCCATCATTCAATGCTTGGAATGTAACCATATCTTCATTGGATATTTCTTTTCTATCTACATAATAAGAAATAATAGTTTGTGCATCTGGAGAATACTTTGGAGTTACGCGATAGTTAGGCAACCATTCGAACGAGGCAGGCCTGCCATCTTCCTGATAGCGACTTTTTACAAGCCAGTAGGACACTCCGTAGAATAATAAACTCTCACATGTATATGCAATAGTAACTGAACGCGGTTGATTTTCCGCAGGTTGATTCATCCATACTGGCTTGCCTAATTCTTCTCCAGTTGATTTACGATATAGCTCGAGAGGCATAGATGCCACTGTGTTGCAGATAAGATTTCTAGCGCGAACAAGGCTAGGGATTCCAAGAGCCATGTTACGATCAATGTTGGCAAAGCCAGAAAACATATAAGGATCAGAAAGATTTTGCGGGGCATATTGCGCTACGACAGTCGGCTTAGTTTGCGTTGGTACTGCTCGCGTAAATATACCCATAGTCAGAAAGTATAGCATTTGTCAAGTAATTAGACAATATGTTAAGGCGTGTCTAAGTTACAATCTGAGGTTTAGGTGCAGGGAGCATTAACTTGCTAACTACCATTGCCAAGCCAATCGGAGCCGAGATGTCTCCCGCTGACTTGCGTTTGATAATTCTCCAAGCCGAATCATTTACTTTAGCTGCACAGTTATTCATCTGTTGGATCAATTCTGCCTGACCATTATGAACTACCTTTGCAGTCACCAATCCAGTCAATAAATCTCCACATGCCTGATAGAACTGCTGGCCTGAGACATCTTCAGTCATTACACCAGCTTGTTTCAATCTATCGGCTATTGATTGAGTGGCGTACTTGTCGTAGCACACCAATCGCGGTCTGTAAAGGTCACACCAACCTTTAATAGCAGCTGCAATCTTTAGATCATCAACTGCGACCTGAGAACTCCAAGTCTCCATGATTCCAATACCGATTCGCCCGTCTGGAAGTATCTGGCCTGCGACAAGCGAGCAATTTCGTCTGCTCGGACTTACATCGAATGCAAAGACTGTGTATGCCCCAACTGCAATCTCCAGAGTGCTATCGCTAGTCTCCTCAAGAACCCCATGAGGCCAAGGACTTTGTAATGAATCAATCCACTGGCATAGAGTCTCAGTACGAGTAGTCTCAATAGGAGCAGTTGCGATTGCTTCCTCGATTGACTCTCTGGTAACAGTAAATCCAAGTGCAGGATTGCTAGGTGCTACTGCATCTCGCCAGAAGGATTCACTGGATATGTCTATCTTGCAATACTGTGGCGCAGAATACTCATAGAACCCAAAAGTCTCTGGCGGGTAATCTTTAGCGCGTTCGACTAGGCCATTAAGCACTGTTGAGAATGCATCTCCAGCATTACTTGTCAAGAAGGTCTGAGCATTAGCTCTAGCGCGAGTTGTAGGTATAGCAGCTTTATAGCCGTCCTCGGATATTTCACGCACTTCATCAATCCATAAGAAATCAGCAGTACGACCACGAGCTGAGTCGCGGGTATCTGAGACTAGGTCGAGAGTTGCCCCGTTAAGCAGCTCTATTCTTTCCCCGCCGTTTGCATAACGCACTGCCTTAGTCATTGCCTTGAGTTCTGGAGTCGATTCTATGATCCATGCGATTTCTCTAAAGGTCATGAGGGCAGTTGCTCGGTTTGAGGACATGATGATGTGCTTCTTCTCGTTGCCATAGAACATGCCCCATATAACACGCACTCTGCCTAAGTGAGACTTGCCATTCTGTCTCGAAATAAGCAACAGGGCAGTCTTGACTCGATACTGGTCTTTCTTATCCACCATCATCATC